GCGTAATTGCCCAGATTATTGGCATGGTTGGGGTCGGCTTTCTCCGCCCGCTGGTACATCACCTCGGCTTGCGCGTAATCCTGCTTTTGAATCTTCAGGAAGCTGGCGTAATTGCCCAGAATATTGGCATGGTTGGGGTCGGCTTCCACCGCCCGCTGGTACATCATCTCGGCTTGCGCGTCGTCCTCCTTTTGGTCAGCAAGGAAGTTGGCGTAATTGCCCAGATTATTGGCATGGTTGGGGTCGGCTTTCTCCGCCCGCTGGTACATCACCTCGGCTTGCGCGTAATCCTGCTTTTGAATCTTCAGGAAGCTGGCGTAATTGCCCAGAATATTGGCATGGTTGGGGTCGGCTTCCACCGCCCGCTTGTACATCATCTCGGCTTGCGCGTAGTCCTGCTTTTGGTAAGCAAGGAAGTTGGCGTAATTGCCCAGATTCTTGGCATGGTTGGGGTCGGCTTTCTCCGCCCGCTTGTACATCACCTCGGCTTGCGCGTAGTCCTGCTTTTGGTCAGCAAGGAAGCTGGCGTAATTGCCCAGAATATTGGCATGGTTGGGGTCGGCTTCCACCGCCCGCTTGTACATCACCTCGGCTTGCGCGTAGTCCTGCTTTTGGTCAGCAAGGAAGTTGGCGTAATTGCCCAGAATATTGGCATGGTTGGGGTCGGCTTCCACCGCCCGCTGGTACATCACCTCGGCTTGCGCGTAGTCCTGCTTTTGGTCAGCAAGGAAGCTGGCGTAATTGCCGTATGCCGGAGCCTTTTGTAGTTTAGTCTTGGCTAATTGAATGGCTGCTAAATGGCGATCTTCTTCATTCTGTATTGTAATGGACTCCATAAATTTCTTGTCACTATCACTCAATCCCCCAAAATAAATCTGATAACCCTTGGTTAATAATTGGGGGCGACCACCAAATCGTTTAAGTAACAAGGTAATGATGTCAAGAGGCTGCTCTTTCGCCAGCTTTTCGAATTTGTTGCGTTCCTCGCTGAAGACTTTATGTAGCTCACTCCATTGAAAGTGGGATAACCCATCAACTGCCGCAGCAGAGACCGTCAGTTTATCAAAAGTATGCAAAGCCAAAGACAACTCGAATAAATCAATGAAATCAGCAGTATCAAAGCCCAGTCCTTCCCAATTAATCAGACTGTTTTCAATACATAGGCGGTGCAAATGAGCCAAGCGTTCCTGCTCTTGAGAAGACTGAAGGGGTAGCTCGCCCATATATTTTCTTGGAAAATGGCTATTGCAAATAATCTGGATGCTTTCTGTTAGCGTCTTTGCACATGGAATGGCGTAAGCCTGCAAAAATTCGGCAAACCAAATATGCCATAGTAAGGGGGCACAGACTTTTGAGATAACATACCGATCTTCTTTTAAAAGCGGTTCCACGATCTTCCGTGCCAATCCATAGCAGGATATATGTCCTTTCAGTCCTTCACCTTGCCAGTGCGTCAGCAGACCAAAATTATCCAGCCGTTGCAGGGCTGCTTGTGCATCATCAATACTCAGTGCTGAGCCTGCCTGGATCAGCAGTTCTTCGGGCACCGGGAAATCAAACAGGCTCAGGACGCGCAAGCATTGTCTTTCGGTGTCGGTCAGAGCGTCGTGGTAGCTCTTCAGCGCAATCCGTTGCAGGTATTTATCCACGTTTTTGATGCCTGTGACATCAGCAGTTTCCAGACCTGCATGATGATCCTTCAAACTAGCCAGGGTGCGCTGCAATACCGGGTATTCGCCCTTCAGCAAGGGTTGGTACAACACATCCTGCAAACCCGGATTCCCCTGACAGATCGCCCAGATTTGCCCCAAAAACGCCATGTCCTGTTTCTCATCGCGTATTCCCTTGACTACCCCGTTTTGCAGCAAGGCCAGCCAATGTTTTTCCTGCTCCAGCGGATTCATGTCGGGAACCTCGATTTCCAGCAATTGTTCCGCCACATCCTGACCGTAATCATCCAGCAGCCGGAAGCTATGCCGTGAAGTCAGGATCAAACGCGATTGCGTATCCGCCCGGCCAAACGCTTCAATGACTCCCCGCAGGGCATTTTGGTATATGGGTTTGACTCCGACTTTGCCATCCGCTGCAGAAGCGGTTTTTAAATCCTCCAACGCATGTTGCTCCAGATCATCCACCACCAGAATAATCGGCTCGTCGTACAAATGGCCTTCCAATATTTCCACCAGATTGTCGGCAAACAAATCAGGGCTCTGCTGGATATCGGCCAGGTAACGTTGGAAATCCTGATTGCGGCTATCGCCCAGAATAAACTGTTTCAGCTCCCCCAGAATGGCGGCTTCACTGTAATCCCTGTAAACGACGGCCGCCTTGTATTGCGGCTCCATGCGATGCACGATCCTCGCAGCAAGGCTGGATTTGCCCGTACCACCGATGCCGGTCAACAGGATACCCGCTGCCGCATTTTCCGCAAAAGTCCGCAGCGATTCTTTGGTTTGCTTGCGTCTGCCCACAAAGGTTTCCTTGCTGGCGACCGGTACTACGTTCTTTTTCCGGTCAAACAGCTCATGGAAGCTTTTCCCGCGCCGTTTGGGGCTGGGTGGTTTGCTGCTATCAATCAACGGCCAGCCGCCATCGGGTGCAAGGTAAACCCGCCCCAGATGCCAGTGAGGATGTTTGCCGGTGCGTTGATGTTCCTGCAACAAATGCTGGCGGGCAGCAGCGCAAGCAAACGGCACTGTCGCCTTTTGCAACAAGGCGTGGTAGACCTCGGCGGCGAACACCGTGGCATCTTCATCCGCAACCGAGCCATCCCAGCCGATGACATTGGCAATGCCGGTTTTCGCCAGTTCCATGGCAAACGCAGGCGTATCGGCGACTTCCGCCGTATGGCAGGCCGACAGGAACAAGCACTGAATTTGTTGCGCCAATCCTCGGAACGCACAGGCAGTGACTATTTGCGGACGGTAACGATCATCTTCAAGTTGCAGGAAAAAGCCGCGTTGCACGTCATACCCGCCGTGGCAGGAAATATGCGCCATGTCGCAATGGCCGGATTCCACAATGCGCTGGATCAGGCTATCCAGATTGCCGCTTTCCTCCACCCACAGACTCAGGTTTTTGGCCTTGCGGGTAGCCTGGAGAATGGCGCGTTCCTCATTTTCATAATTCAGTCCGCCATTGAAGTTGGGGTCAGCCGCCATAAACGCCAGCGTCATGTCTTTATAGCGGGCTTGCGGAGCAGCGAGATTGGCTTCACCCACCCGGCGCACCACTTCATACAACAGGGTATCACTGGTCAGAAACTGGTTATCGTCAGCCATGATTTCCCACGGCAAATCCAGCAACAAACGTTGTAATGGATTGGAGACAAGTGTGGTGTTTATCTCCAGTTGGCGTTTGCCCACATAGTTTAGCCATCGGCCAATCAAATCTGATTGCTGATTCAGTAATGCAAACAACTGATAACCTATGGTGTACAACGCATCGATGGTATCAGGTTGGTTGATAGTTGCCTGATAGCTTTCACAGAGGTGCTGCAACGATTGTATTTGTGAATCATTTAGTGTCAGTTGTTTAACAACCGAAGTAGCCAAGTCTTCTAGCTCTAGTTGCAGGAATTCATCAGTTGGAGCACGCAATACTAACTTCATACGAATCATCTCTCGTTGATGGATTAAAATTTCTTAGTGTTATTCAGAAGGCGCCGATGCTAATTCTAAGATTCTGTCTCAGCACGCCCATTCATGGCTAATGTCAGGCGTAGCAGATGGTATGTTATTAGGCAGCCCATTGTAGATATGGTCTTATTTTGTAAGCTAACAGCTAAATTAAACTGAATTTTTCCGCAAAAGCCATGAGAACTAGAACGAATTACGAAAATGTGGATTCAATCTACTATCATAATGAATGTAAAACCATGACTTTCCGCAAAATAAAACCAAGATATATCCAAGATGAGCTGCATGGCTCATATGGTCTAAAGCCAGATAGGGCAGGGGTTGTAGAGGTTTTTTGTATCTATTGCACTGGAGGATAAAGTTAAGGGATTGACAGCTATGAATGGATTAGAATAGATTGATTATCAGAGATCTGAAGTTTGATTGATAACTGAAGATCTACGGCGTTAGGCCATGCTCGGACTGGGCTATTTGTTTGTGTAATTAATTATTAACCAGTCGGCTTTAATTGCTGTAGATAAGAGGTTTTCATGATTCCAATTATAAATCACGCCATTTCTGTACTCTTCCTGATCGTATGTTTTATAAGCCTATATTTTGCGTATAAATTATTTCTCTATGGGAAGAATGGACGACAATTTCTTAATATCTCGTTATTAAGTCTGTTTTTTTCTCTTTTAATCACTACAGATGAGAACACTGTAATCAAATTTATTACGAGATTTATTGAGATGTTTTAAATGCAGATTAGTTAGGTCAATTGGTAGTTGCTTAAGTTAACCATTCGCATCATTAGGATATGGCTTGGCAGCTGCCAATAGAGCATCCCAGGTAGTAGGAGGATTTCCCCGTTTTAACATTTTTTCGAAAACTGAATAGACATCAGTTTTTGCGCCATCTTTTCTTAATGTTGAATCATCGTTAAACCAAGCATAGATAATGGCTTTTGGTGCCGAACTACGAAATTGGAAAAACAAACGATACCGTGGGGGGAGATCGTTCTTTTTTACTCTACGCCAATCAGAATACTGCCGGCTTAAAGTTCGGCCTAAACGGTATTGTTTGTCATCGGGGTTTTTGGGAACTTTTTTTCTGCAGTTATCGCGAAGGGCGAGAAGTAGTTTAAATTGAGGATGAGAATAAAAACTATCTGGATTATCTCGTGCAAGCTGTTCAACAGATGAGATTAAGGCCTCAAATTTATCTATAAAAATCTGACACGCATGGAGTTCCCATCCGTTTTCAACTAAGACTTCCATTGTTCAGTGGCTTACCCTTCAAGCAGCTCTGTTTCTTTTTTTGCTTTTGCTTCGCTAGCAAGGCGTTCTAAAACATCAATGCGATTGAATAGGCTAGCACTGAGAGGCTTAACTGCTTCAGGATTGCAGATCTCAGTATCAAGAACCTTAAGAAACTGAGCCTCAACAGCTTCAGCATCTCGATATGCAGCAAATGAGATTACTGTTGATGTTTTAGATGGCATGGAAGTTTCCTCGTCAATACGGCACAGAACAACAACTACAAGGAGCTGTATTGAGCCAAGTATAGGCTCAAAATGTGCGCAATGTAACCCGCAGTCCAAAAATAAAACCAAGATATATCCAAGATGGACTGCAATGCTCATGTGCGTCAATGCCTTACACAGCAAGGCATTCAGATGATTTGCGTATCCATTGCTGAGGAGGATGTCATGCTTATTTAAGCCGTCTGTCTGTTGTTAATCGTTGGTCATCTTCATTAGTTATCTGCTGCTATGTTTAATTTTTAGGAATCATTCTTAATGCTCTTAATCTCTCATCAGAAGCACAGATCGCACCTAAATGAGTGTTAGTAATAAACATTGACATGGCTGCACCACCTAGATTTTTTTTGATTCTCTCTCTGGCGGCGTAGACGTCATTTTTCCTTTTGAAAACATCTTCCCACCAATTTCTGTCATACCGTTTAATTAGCTTATCTTTTATAAGATACATCCTCTCTTTTCTTCGAGGACTTTCGTCAGTGCCAAGAATACTTGCCCATATCATTCTTTTTTGTAAGTCATCTGGATGCCAATTTTGAGTTTCTAAATTTTTCGCAACATCTGGATGTATAAGCAACTTACCCAATTTAATCATTCGCTCTACCCACATAGGCACAGCTAGCTTATATGCATTGGCAATTTCTTTTTTTTCATAGCCATTAACATGATCTGTCCATGTTTCTAATTCATCAATTAGAGATAGTTTTTTTGCCAGTTTTTCCATGACATTGCCTTATCTATGACCTTCATATTGCATGTTATTTACTGATGGATTCAATTTCTAGGGTGATGGATTAGTGTTTGAGTATTCCAACACAGGATTCTATAGGCTCAATCTAGCCTCAAAAGAAGGCGGTGAGCAATAAACACACTAAAAAAAACCAAGATATATCCAAGATGAGCTGCAATGCTCATATGCTTCAAAGCCACAGACAGCAAGGAGTTCAGACGATTTGCGCATCAATCACATACGAGGATGCCAAAACAGTTATCCATAAAAAGATGATTATTTTTGTTGCAGGGTGAACGTACACGAAGTATGCTAAATCCCGTATTGTCGAGTAGTGCGTCCGCAACGTACTAACAAGAAACTCTGAGCCTCAGCATCTGCTGGGGCTTTTCTTTTTCCGCGCCAAAATAATACCGATAAGGTCTCAATATGCAGATCATCTCGAAGGTATCAGACATGAAAGGACGCCTGATTGCTTACCTGGGTGGTACGAGTGTTTCTGCATACAGTGCTGACTTAACAACAGAAGCAAAACGAATGGCCACTGAGGCGGCAAGCCAAGCATCAGTCATGACAATGCCCGTCCTGCATAGCTGGACAGTAGGTGATGTGCTGGCCCTTGGTGGTTTCTTAGTTGTATTAGGCCGGTTTGTGTTTGATGTGTTCAAGTACTTCGACCAGCGTAGTTTGCAAAACAGAGAAACAGACAGCGATGCCAGCAAAGATACCTAAGCAATGTCGGGTACGAGGCTGCAGTAACCTGACAACTGAGTCGCATGGTTATTGTAGTGAGCATGCCGGCCTTGCTATCGGCTGGCGACAAACCATCAAGCGTAAAGGTACCGCAGAACAACGTGGTTATGGTTATCGGTGGAAGTTGATACGCACACAGGTTTTACGTCGTGATCATCACTTATGCCAGCCTTGTCTTAAGAATGGTGTGATCACACCAGCGACAGCCGTAGATCACATCATCAACAAGGCTCGCGGTGGCGCCGATGAGCTCTCAAACTTGCAAGCCATTTGCGACCAATGCCACCAAGAGAAGACGATAAATGAAATTACCCATGCGATTAAAGGCGTTAAAAATCAGGGGGATGGGGGGTGAAATCCTCCCTTGCTTTCGTCTATTCCACTGTTCCGCCTAGGAAAACTTTTACGAAGCCAAAATTCAAAATTTTGATCTTCTTAGATCGTTTGCATTGATCCTGCCGTTATCGATTCTTTAATTTTCATATAAGTGACTGATATGACAAGAGGTCGTAAATCTAAACCAACGCATTTAAAAGTGGTGGCGGGCACAGATCGAAAGGCACGGATCAACGAAAAAGAGCCGGATTACGCTGTTCCTGACTCGTTAAATCCACCCCCTGAACTCGATAACTATGCTGCTGAGAAGTGGGCGGAACTAGCTCCATTGCTCCACGACGCCGGTGTATTAAAAGTGACCGATTTGGATTGTCTTGCTGCATTTTGCTGTGCGTATTCACGTTGGCGTCGAGCAGAAGAACTGGTTGATAGCCACGGTCTGGTAGTTCCCGCAGCCAACGGATCATTACAAAAAAATCCGGCGGTGACCGTTATCAATGAAGCACTACGCCAGATGGCAGTGTTCGGTTCCAGTCTGGGGTTGGATCCTTCCAGTCGTGCTCGGGTGATAGGTAAGGATAAACCGGGTAAAGGGAATCCATTCGATAAATTCTGAGAGTTCATATGGCAAGAACCAGTTATCCCTATGTCAACCAGGCGAATCAGTACGCCAGAGAGGTCGTCAGAGGGAAAATTGTTGCATGCCACTATGTGATAGCTGCCTGCCAGCGTCATCTGGACGATCTCGCTAACGAGAGATCGGGTCGGTTCAGTTACCGGTTTGACCGCGAGAAAGCAGAACGGGCGGCTCGGTTTATCCAGTTATTGCCACACACTAAAGGCGAATGGGCATTTAAGCGCCAGCTCATCACGCTGGAGCCATGGCAGTTGTTTATTGTCTGCTGTGCGTTTGGCTGGGTTAAAAAAGGCAGTGGTCTGCGCCGTTTTCGGGAAGTGTATACCGAGATCCCGCGCAAAAATGGCAAATCTGCGATTTCTGCAGGTGTCGCGTTGTACTGCTTTGCTGCAGACAATGAATTCGGTGCGGAAGTTTATTCCGGTGCCACGACAGAAAAACAAGCTTGGGAGGTTTTTCGGCCGGCACGATTGATGGCGCAACGCACACCACTATTACTTGAGCGGTTTGGTATTCAGGTCAATGCCTCAAATTTAACGATCCCCGCCGATGGTGCCCGTTTTGAACCACTGATAGGTAATCCCGGGGATGGTCAGTCGCCGTCATGTTCTATCGTGGATGAATACCATGAGCATGATGCTGATGATCTATATACCACCATGCTTACAGGGATGGGCGCACGTAAACAGCCATTGATGTGGATCATCACAACGGCTGGTTACAACATTGAAGGTCCCTGTTACGACAAACGCCGTGAAGTGATTGAAATGCTCAGCGGCACGGTGCCGGATGATGAGTTGTTCGGGGTGATTTATACCCTGGATGAGGGGGATGACTGGACTGATCCCAAAGCACTAGTGAAGGCCAACCCCAACATGGGGGTTTCGGTGTATGCCGATCATCTGGCGTCGCAGCAAAATAAGGCAATCAAAAATGCCCGCTTTGCTAATAAGTTCAAAACAAAACACCTCAATATTTGGGTGTCGGCCAAAACGGCCTACTTCAATATGGAAAGCTGGAAGGCCTGTGAAGATAGGTCGTTATCAGAGGATGCGTTTGAGGGGCAGGAATGTGTGCTGGGGTTTGATTTGGCCCGCAAACTTGACCTGAACTCGAAAGTCCGGCTGTTCTGGCGCGACATTGATGGCAGACGGAATTATTACTGCATCACCCCCCAATTCTGGGTACCGGAAGAGACGGTATTTAATACAGAGAACCGGCGACTGGCAGAGAGATACCAGAAGTGGGTCAATCGTGGGGAACTGACGGCCACCGATGGCGCTGAAGTTGATTACCGTGAAATTTTCGAAGCTGCAAAAGATGATCAGCGGCGATTCAATGTGTTGGAAACACCGTTGGACCCCTCGGGGGCAACCGCGCTTGGACATCAGTTGGCAGATGAGGGGATGAATCCAATCACCATCATCCAGAATTACCAGAATATGTCGGATCCAATGAAAGAACTGGAGGCCGCGATTATGTCCGGACGCTTTCATCATGATGGTAATACCTTACTGACCTGGTGTATCAGCAACGTGATCGGTAAACACATTGTCGGCAATGATGATGTGGTGCGACCTGTGAAAGAGAGTGCTGACCAGAAAATTGATGGTGCTGTTGCACTGATCATCGCGATGAGCCGAGCCATGGTTCCAGCGCGGGAAGATGACCGCTCCGTTTACGATACGTCGGATGTTCTATGTTAATACCTTTACTCGTTTTTCTAATTGGACTTTCCGGGGCGCTTTCTCTCGCTTATGGCGCATGGTTGATATTTGCTCCAGCCGGATTTCTGGTCGCGGGAGCAGAATGCTTATTGTGGTCATATCTGATGAGCCGGGCCTTAGCTGTTAAACGACAGAATAAGGAGACCGCTTGATGTTTTTGCCGATGATGTTTGGCTCAGGGAGTAAGTCTCTGAATTACAGTACCTGGATAAGTGCATTATCTGGCAAAACGGCAAAATCCGGTGTGATGGTGACACCGGATACAGCCATGGCGGTAGCCGCTATCCGTGCTTGTGTCACGCTGCTTGCTGAATCCGTGGCACAGTTACCGTGTGAGTTATATCGCCGTAAGGGTGATCAGCGGGAGCGAGCTACAGATCATCCTCTTTATGACCTGATCCACGCACAACCTAACCAAAAAGATACTGCATTTGAGTTTTATGAACAGAGCATGGGCTCTCTCGGTTTTCGGGGAAATGCATATAGTCTGATTGACCGGAATGGTCGGGGATACATTCAGGAATTAATCTCCGTACATCCGGATAAAATTACGCCGCTAAAAGGGCCGGATGGTTTGCCGTATTACCAGTTATTGGACGGTAGTAACCAAATCCTGCCAATGCGACAGGTTCATCATATTAAAGCATTCAGTCTGGACGGATTTTTGGGGTTATCACCGATCCAGACTAATCCTGACACGATCGGGCTCAGTATGGCTGTTGATGAGCATGCCAGTCGGGTGTTTGCGAACGGGACTACGTTAAGTGGTGTAATAGAACGTCCGAAGGAAGCACCGAAAATTGATTCTCAGGAAAAACTGGATTTATTGCTCAATAAATTTATTGAACGTCATTCTGGTTTACGCAATTCCTTCTCGGTTGCCATGTTGCAGGAGGGGATGCAGTACAAACAGCTGGCGATGAACAATGAACAGGCCCAGTTACTCGAGTCACGCAAATTCAGTGTGATTGAAATTTGCCGGCTGTATAAAGTGCCGCCGCACATGATTGCGGAATTAGAGCGTTCGACCAATAACAATATTGAACATCAGGGACTTCAGTACGTTATTTACACCTTGCTGGCATGGCTCAAACGCATTGAAGGGGCCATGATGCGCGACCTTCTGCTACCCAGTGAGCGCAAAGATCTTTATATCGAGTTTAACGTCTCCGGCATGCTGCGTGGTGACCAGAAATCCCGCTATGAATCATATGCATTAGGGCGACAGTGGGGCTGGTTAAGCGTTAATGATATTCGCCGATTAGAGAATATGTCTCCGATCCCAACTGGCGATATTTATTTAACACCGCTCAATATGCTGGACACTGCGAAATTGCCTAAGGGGCTGACAACAGCCACAAATCAACAGATCAAAGATATTGAGGCACTATTATGCCGAAACTAATTAATTATCCGCATTTATCGGCTATGGCCTTCGGGCAACCACACTATGCAACGCCGCTGATTTTGAATGCCGTAAAAAATGTACTTTTACCCCGGGTCTTGGGAACTGAAGCATCTGGAATACGGCAAGCATCTGATGAATTGCCAGATGAAACACCTGTTCAACTGGAAGCCCGACAGGAAAGCCGTTATCAGATCGCAGGGCTTGCCATTATTCCGGTTCACGGCATTTTAGTCTCTCGCCGGGGTGTCATTGATAATGCCTGCAGTGAACTCACCAGCTATGAGCGGATCCGGGCTGATATTGCCTCTGCGCTAGCCGATGATCGCGTTCAGGCGATTGTCTTGGACTTAAATTCGGGTGGTGGTATGGCTACCGGGTGTAAAGAGTTGGCAGACTATATTTATGCTAGCCGAGATAAAAAGCCTATTACGGCGCTCATCAATTTCAATGCTTATTCTGCTTGTTATTTCATTGCGGCTGCCTGTTCCAAAATCGTTATCAGTTCGACCGGTGGTTGTGGGTCGATCGGTGTCATTATGGAACATCTGGATGTGTCTCAGTTGGAAGAGAATTCCGGCATCAAATTCACGACATTTTATCGCGGTGACCGGAAAAAAGACGGTACTGCGCATGAGCCATTATCTGAAACAGCATCGAATACGTTTAATCAGCTTGTCGAAGATGCCTATCAGTTATTTGTGAATTCGGTTGCGTTGTATCGGGGCATCGATGTGAAGGCTGTTATTGATACTCAGGCCGGATTATTTCACGGGCAGGCGGCTATTGATGCCGGGCTTGCTGATGTGCTGGCTAATCCACAAGATTATTTAAATAAGCTGGCATCAGATGTTATGCAACCGGCAAGACCAACGGCACCAACTCGTTCACGCGTCGGGTTAAGAGCTCGCGCCATCACTATCTCACATATGCTCTAGCCTCGAGGCGGAGCTTCACATCCATGGCCCTAACGGGCCTTTTTTATTTCTGAAAAAAAGGGAACATCGCTATGTCGAACATTGAAGAACTTCGCCGCCAGCGCAGTGAGATTGTTGCTCAGGTGACACAGTTAGCTGAACTGGAAGCCAGTGGTGTGGATTTAAGTGAAGAACAACTGCAGCAATTTACCTCACTGGAAGCCAAAGCAAATGACATAACGGCAAAAATTCAGCGACTTGAACGGGCTGAAAAACTAAATGCACAGCAAGCTGTACCAGTCAAAGCGACACAAAATTATTCGGCGGCCGTGCATGTCAGACCAGAACTGAAGCAATATCCCGGCGCGGGTATGGCCCGGCTGACCATGGCGATTGCTGCTGGTAAAGGTGATATGCAACTTGCGGAACAGTTTGCCGCCAAAGAGATTGGCGATCTGGATGTTGCGATGGCGGTCAGTACCGCCTCCGGTTCTGGCGGCGCCATCATTCCGGAGAATATGCATTCGGAAGTAATTGAACTGCTGAGGCCACGCACGGTTGTGCGCAAACTGGGGGCTCGTTCCATTCCGTTACCGAACGGTAACTTAAGTTTGCCTCGCATGTCCGGCGGTGCCACCTCCAGCTATGTAGGAGAGGGCTCGGATGTGAATGCTACTGAATCCCAATTTGATGATATCAAATTGACCGCCAAGACCATGATCACGTTAGTACCCATGTCTAATCAACTGATTGGTCGCGCAGGTTTTAATGTTGAACAGTTGGTATTAGGGGACATGATCACTGCAATGGCTATCCGTGAAGATAAAGCTTTCCTGCGCGATGATGGTACAAGCAATACGCCGACAGGCTTTAAAGCGGTCGCTTCAGCCGCCTCTCGTACAAAGCCATGGAGTGGCACCGCAGATTTAGCCACTCTCGATGCTTATCTTGATAGCCTCATTTTAATGCTGATGCAGTCCGATTCGCTGATGGTTAACCCCGGCTGGGCAATGAGTCCACGCAGTTGGATGAAGCTGTTTGGATTGCGTGATGGCAACGGTAATAAGGTCTACCCAGAGATGGCGCAGGGCCTATTGAAAGGCTATCCGGTAGAACATACCAATACTATCCCGTCCAATCTGGGTGCCAGCACCAACCAGACCGAGATCTATTTTGCGGATTTCAATGATGTGGTGATTGGTGAACAGGACAGTATGACTATCGATTTCAGTCGTGAAGCAACCTACAAAGATGCAGAAGGGAATTTGGTTTCGGCGTTTGCTCGCAACCAATCTCTCATTCGTCTGGTCGGTGAGCATGATATCGGATTCCGTCATCCGGAAGGGCTTGCATTAGGCACCGGTATTACCTGGTAATTATCTGGGTCGGTACGCCGACCTTATTTGTTTTAAGAGGAGTTGGATATGGCTGATCCTAAAAAGGCGGAAACTGCGAAAGTCGAGCGAGTACTGGTTAAGTTTATTGCTCCGTACAAAAATTATGTGTCGGGTGATATTTGCGGGTTTGATAAAGCGACATCTGCGCAACTTTTTGAGAAAAAATTAGCCGTGGAATATCAGGAGGAATAAGGCATGACGTTGGTTTCTCTGGCGGAGGCCAAACTGCAGTGCAGGGTGGAATCTGATTTCACAGATGAAGATTTGTATCTTCAGCTATTGATTGACGCTGCTATTAATAAAGTTGAAACCAACATAAATAAGAGATTGATTGCTGCTGACGGTATTGCTGATGAGCAAAATCAAAATATTACACCCGCTATAAAAATGGCTGTATTACTGTTAGTTGGTCATTGGTACACCAATCGTGAAGCTGTTGTCACTGGCACCATTACTACCTCATTACCATTAGCATATGAATCATTAATTAATTCATATCGTGAGATCGCTGTGGGCTAAGGAGATTGCATGATCAGAGGTGGAGAATTAAATACCCGTCTTGATTGGTTGTCTCCTGCAGATGGCTCACCGCCATCTTGGCAGTTAAACGGACGATTATGGGCAAAAGTTGTTGAACCAAAATCAGCTGGTCGCGAAGGGCAATCCAGTATTATGGCATCCAGCTCAACATTCATTTCAATTCGGCCGCGTACAGGATTACTTGCTGGTCACCTTTTCAGAGGTAAAACAGCGTGGTGGATAATTGAAGATATCGCAGAGTTACCCGGTGAATCTCAGATAACAGCCCGAAAACTATCTGGGAATGAGGCTTTATATACGCCGAAACAAGGTGAGCCGTATTCGGTAACTGCCTGGTTATCGAATGAAAATGCACTGGTTGGTGCCAGAAATGAGGTGCGTTATCAGGTTGATTTAATCAAGCCTGAGCTTAAATGGCCATTTGCACGAATTGGTGATCAGCTGTTACTGCGTGGAAAGTCATTCAAAATTGATGGTGTGGTTGAGGGTTCGGATAACGGAACTACTATTCGGGTGATGGTGATCTAATGCCAGGAGGAGTGAGCAGGCGCCGACAGGGTAAAACCATCTCGTTAGTTGGCCTTGATAAGACGATTGCTCGGTTCAAGGCATTACCCAAAAAAATTCGACACAGTGTCGCTTCAGCCATCAATGAGCAGGCACTGGCAACCCAAACCGATTTGATCAACCGCATCTCTGCAGATGGTATTCAGAAAAGCGCGATTAAATCTCGGATCATGCTGAATAAAGCTAGCGTCGAAAAAGATGAAGCAACGTTAAAGCTGGATAGAAAACGAGTTCCCTTTAGCCAGGTTAAATACACCACCAAAATGGAAGACAGCTCAGGAACAAGGGCGAGTGTATGGGTGCTTCGTGGTGGTAAGCGAGTGAGCTATTATAGTTTTGTAAATCCCTATGGGAAAAATAAATACCCTTTGATCCGTAATAAAAAAGGAAAAAAATCTAAACTTGTTAGAGCGGGTGGTGTTGGGCTTCGTGCGTATTGGAATGCCATTATTGATGAACAATATCTATCGGGAGTTAAAGCGGATCTCAATCTTCGAGTTATGAATAAATTGGGGGGCTCATGAAAGAAGCCACGCTGATAATTGATTCATTACTGAAACTTATTCGTGATATGGAAATTATTCAAAGTGCAGATCAAGTCGTTGATAGTGATCCGCAAATTGATGAATTCACGCCATTTCCCGTCATTCATCTGCGCGAAATTGACGAGACAGCGCCAACCAGACGTGGCATTGATTACAAACGGACAAGAAATTTACAAATCGATATCTACCAGCCCAGCACGGTTACCAGAGCTGATCGGAATGAGTTATTAGATTCTGTACTCAAAGTTATTTTTCATAAACCAACGGGGCTAAAACTGGAAGGGACAACCTTGATCAACCTGACCGTTGGAACAATCGCACTCGAACCGGATGAACCCAGTGCAACTGCGTTGATCACGCAAATTCCACTGGCGATCGAATACGCATCCCATTTGTAATTAACCGATTAATTTGCATTAAACGCCATAACCCAGCCATTGCGCTGGGTTTTTCATTTTGTAAAACCTCGTCTTTAAGGAGACATGACAATGGGTCAATTTGTCGATTCAGGCCTGCTGCTGGCCGGTGACGTATATATTTCTGACATCCTGTCAGCGGGGAACTATGGTCCGGCAATTGGCCCGATCAACGTTTCTGAATGTCAGGCAACGCCGCCAACGACGGAAGAAAAAAACCGTACCAGTAATAAAAAATCCAACTTCGGTCAGACACTGGATTCAGTGCAGGTGCCGAAAGACCCAGCAAAGCTCTCAATCACCTGGGATACAGCTACCAAATCACTGTTAGCCGATGCTGTAGCGGGTAAAGCGGTTTCTTTTGCAACTGAGTCAGCAACATTTACTGATATTGAAGTGACATTATCAGAAGACGGTTATACCGAATTGCCTAATCAGAATATTGATACAGCAACATGGGCTGTTAAAAAATCGTCTGATGGCACGGCATTGACGGAAGGAACTGATTACGAAGTTAACCGTGATATGGGTTTGATCAAGGCACTGAAATCTACAGCGGCTATTGCTGTAAAAGTAACAGGCAAAACCAAAGCAGTAAGCGGCACGCGAATCACTGGCGCTACTGAAATCACCAAGTCACGCCGCGTTCTGATTGATGGCATTAACTTGGCCACTAACCAGAAAGTGCGGGTTATTTTCCATCAAGTGACCTTCACTGCTAAAGGCGCAACCGACCTGATGAAAGGCGACTTTGTTGAAGGTCAGTTGGAAGGAACCTTAGTGACACCAGCAGGTAAAGATGCGCCGTGGGAAATGATTATTCTTGATGCTGAGTAGTTTTAAAACTGCATAAATGACGAAAGCCCGAAACTGCGCTAACAGCTCGGGCTTTCTCGTTTCTTCACCTTGACCGACAAGGGAGAACCTGTGAATGATTTTAGCAAGGTGGAAATAAAAATCCACCCTAAGGAGGGGCTAATGATGACTATTAATTCATCACCGTGGCTTCGGTTATGTGCCGGGCTAGCCATTCTTATGATCGCTATTGGTGTCATGACTTTAATTATGACGCCATGTTTATACGGGATAGCCAGAATAATTGAGGTTTTCCATAACTTATGAGGTTATCAAACTGGCGTTTTTTTCTTACTCCGGACTATTTTTTTTCTGTTCGGTCTGTCTAGCCTCATACACGCCATTCGTTGGTGGTAAAAACAAAACTCAAATAACCCGCTTCGGCGGGTTTTTTCATTTAAGAGATCTCTATGGCGAATAATAACCAGAGCGATATTCAGCTGCGGATTACTACTGCGATCGATGGTTTAGTAGAAATCAGCAAAATGATCACTGAAGTAGATAAACTTGGTGGTCAGACTTCGGAGTCAAGTGCTGAAGTAGACAAGCTGGTTACTGAACTGGATAAGTTGCGCCAGCAAGATCAATTAATTAATCAATTCCAGCAACTGAAAAAAGGTACGGCGGAATTAAGCGGGACGTTGGATGATGCCCGCACTCGTGCCACCGCATTAGGCAAGGGGTTAGCCGACTCAAAATCTGCTGTTGCATCGACGAACAGCGAATATAAAGCCAGCATGTCTATCACTCAGCAGCTGTCTAACGAGTGGGTGCAGGCCAAAGCCAAAGTAGATCTGTTATCTGCTGGTATTAAGAACACTACTTCCCCAACACGAGAACAACGTGACGAGCTGAAAAAAGCACGTGAAGAAGCCAAAGCACTGGGTGAGCAATATCGTGCATCATCGAAAGAAACCACCACTCTGGCATCGGCCCTGCGCTCGACTGAACCAGCCGTAACCAAACAAACGAAAGAGTTTAATTCAGCCCGCAAAGAAGTTAATCAGCTCGATGCTCAATATCAAAAACAAAACGCAACGCTGAATTCTCTGCGAACCACGTTGCAGCAAACAGGTGTTAACACAACTCAACTGGT